ATGCTGGTTGTATGCTTCAGAGGCGCGCATGACATGGGCGAATCTCCAGGCACTCGAGCAACGGTCGTCCTCGAGGAAGCGCTCGGTCATGGGGTGCGTGTCGTGCAGGAGGCACAGCCCGGTACCATAGGTCAGAAACTTGCTCCAGGCGTTAAAGTCCTTGAGGACCGACTCGAACCGGTGGTCGGCGTCGATGAAGAGCAGGTCGATCGGGTCCTTCCAGGTCTTGGCGAACTCCTGGGAGTCGACGCAGTGGAACTCGGCCCCCGGGTTCCGGTTGATGTATTTCTCTACGTTGCGGTTGTCGATTCCCACGGCGCGCGGCACCATGGGGGCGATCCAGTTGAAGGTGTAACCGTGTTTGACGCCGACCTCGACATAGGTCTGCGGCTTGTACAGTTTGACGAGTTCCATCATAAGCGGCCTGAATTCCTGGTCCATTATCGTTCCTCCCATTTGGTGAAAAATCCACGGTTGCCGGCCTTGGCCCACTTTGTGCCGGCAATCCACTCCCGGCCGATGTCCCTAATGACCGGGCCCCAACCCGGGGCACTGAATACCCCGAACTTCCATTGCAGGCACAGGTGGCGTAGCACTCTCGAGTAGTGGAACTGCTTTTCTGGATTGAGTCCCGGATTTAAATACCGCAGGGCCTGCTTGACGAATTCACTCCGTATCAGCGACGGGTGGCCGGCAAAACCCGAACCGCAGACATGTTCGCGCGGGCATTCGTAATACTCGCCATTCCAGGGATAGAAGACGTTCCACTGTTTGGTGTTGTTGCTGTCGGCCTTCCGGTAGGGGAGCCGGAGAAGGGCCAATTCCTGGTCCTTCTCCATGACGTACTTCATGGCGCAGAAGTCGACCGAGAGGAGCAGCTCCCAGTCGTCCTCGAGGTGGAACACGTACGGTGCCACGACTTGACTCCAACACCAGATGAAGGCGCCCGGAAAGGAGGGGCGATCCGGCGTCCTCGCAATGATGTGGATGAAATAGTCGCGGCAGACGTCCACCGTCTCAGCGGCACTGCCGCTTTCCCCTACCGGGTCGACATTGATCACCGCGCGAAATTTATCGGTGTTGAGATCGGAGGAGTTCCACATTTTTGAGAAAAACGATTCCAGCGTTTTTCTCAAAACCGCCGGGCGCTTGCAGGCCGTGATGGTGACATCGACGTCAGGCATACTTGCTGATCTCCTCGATGAAGATGTGTTTTTCCACTTTGAGAAACTGGTTGGACCCGAACCGCTTTACCGTCTGGCTGCCCAGGTGGGCAACGCAGTTCAACTCCATCTTCACCCACTTGCCGCGGGTGAAGTGCCAGATCCAGTCGTCGCCGCAGAAGGTCCTGAGGCGGCTCGAGATCGGCGGCATGTCCCACAACGCCTGCGCCTTGCAGGTCATGGCCCAGCCCTCGCGCCTGCGCATCCAGCTGTAACCGCTGACCGAACCCTGCTCTGCGAGTTTCAGAGGGTCGCTGACCGTGTAGGGGCAGTAGACGATCCCCTCGGCGGCCTCGGTGGTGGCCTTCTCGATCCCCTCGAAGAACCGGGAGTTCAGGACCAGGTCGTCGTTGAGGATGGAGACCAGGTCAGGCTTGATCAGTCTGGCCATCTTGATCCCCAGGTTCCAGGAGGCGTTGACCCCTAGGGGCTGGGGCGGTGTGACGATTGTGACGTCCCGGAAGTCGGGCAGGTCGGCGAGGACCTTGTCGGTATTGTTGATTACGATCACCTGCCGGGGCGGCCGGGTCTGACTGGCGATATTGACCAGGATGGAACGGATCAGGTGGGGGGTTGCTGTGGGGATGATGGCCACTATGCCCATACGCTCGCCTCGGCCATGATCGGCATGTAGTCGCGCCGGTAGGCCTCGTCCCAGTTGAACTTCTGCCGGCACAGGGACTTGGCGAGCATCCCCTCGTTCTGCTGCCAGCGGCCGATGAACGATGCAGCCACATGCCAGAGGTACTGGTCCATGTCGAAGTTGACATGTTGGGAGAACGACCCGAAGTTGTAATACAGTCCGACCCCGTCCATGATCTCGGCGTGGAGCGGCAGGGAGCGGTTGAGAACCGGGAACGCCCCGCAGATCATGGCCTCGGGGAGCACCAGGCCGAACGATTCGTGTGTAGTGGGAAAGGCGAAGACGTTGGAGAGCTGGTAGAGGTCGACCAGCATGTCCCGGGGGATGCCAATCTCATACTCGGGCCCGATATCGGATGTCCACAGGACTTCGGCGGGGCTCAGCCCCTCGGCGACGGCCAGGTCTTTGTATACCTGGATGTCTTCCTTGCGCTGCCGGGAGGTGGCCCACTGGTTGGCGATTATCAGGCAGACCGAGTAACTGAGCTGCTTGATGCGGCCAAAGAGTTTTATGAGTTTGTCGACCCCCTTGGAACTGAGCCGGTCGGAGGAGGCCGGGTAGGCCTGGACGATGTCGGCATGGATGATGTGGGGGTGCCGTTTGATAAAGGCGCAGGTCGCATCGGTAAACCGCAGCAACGTGCGGATGTCCCGGATGTGGGGGATCACCCGGACCAGGTCCATGTCGCCGCCGTAGCGTTCGGCCACCAGCATCCGGTCGGTCTCATTGGGGTAGATGATCTTGTGGCGCGTGCCGGACGGAAACAACAGTTCTTTGTCCCACCAGTCGCGGCGATTGGACGGGTCGGGAATGGAGTGGACCCAGTGCATCCAGACGACCATGGGATGTTGCTTGGCGAGCAGCGCATTGCCGAGCCCGTACGGGAGAAACCAGCCGGTCAGGATGCAGTCGTGGGTGAAGACGTAACCGCACTGTGCGATCACCGGAGACAGTTCCCGGACGTAATCGTCCAGGAACCGCTTGTGCTCCGGACTGAGATCGTTGCTTTGATAGTCGACCTGGTCGATGTGCGGGATGATGGCCCGGATTGTGGCCCGTTCGATATCCTTGTTGGGGAATTTCTCCCGGTTGAAATGGGCGTCGACAATCAGGTCCACCTCATGGCCGTACTCGGTCAGCATCCGGATCTGGTCGGCGACAATGCTCGAGAGGGAGAACGCGGGGTTGAAGTCCTTGAATGGGGCGATGATCGCGATTTTCATGGTTAGCCTCCTATTTTTTATAAGTGTCCAGGGCGGTGATGGCCTGCCTGAGGGTGTTTCTCAGGACAATGTGATCCTCCATCAGGGCCCTGAGTGATGCCTCCGTGGTGGGTTTGTCCGGCAGCCGGTCCACGGCCAGTTCCGGCATGGTGATGGGCGGCGGCGGCGGGCAGGCGTTGACCGGGACGCGCACGACGCTGGGGGTGCAGCCGAATAAAACACAGAGTATTATGAGAATTGCACACCGTTTCATTTGCGCACCTCGCGGACCACCTGCAGGACCATCTCGTCGCAGGGGCCCTGCAGGACGATGTTGCGGATCTCGGTCTTGCGTTTCTTGAGCTGCTCGGCCAGGTCCTGCGCCTGTTGCTGGGCGGCCAGGGCCTTTTTCTCCTGGGTCTTGTATTCCTCGCCGGCCTGGGCGATCGCCTCGTTCTGCAGGGCGACGGCGGCGTTGGCCTTGTCGAGGGAACTCTTGGCCACTTTCAACTCGCCCCGGGAAATAACCAGGAGGATCCCCAGGATCACAACAGCGATCACCAGGGCATATTGTACGAGACGGATATTTAGGATTGCGTTGATAACGGACATTCTTCCACCTTTCTTTCAGATATTGCCCAGGTGCTGGCAGACTTGTTGATCCCATATAAGGCACAAATCAGGATCAGCCAGTTGTTGCCCAGGTCGGGCAACTGGCCGGTCGTGCTGACAACCTTGAGGGCATAAAGCAGATTGAATCCCAGGACGACGGCAGAACTCACCCGCGTGAGGCTCAACTGTTTGGTCGCGTCGTCGCGGAACATGTCCTGGATCATAACAGTACCTCCTTTGCCAGTTTGAGAAGCCGCTGCCTGTCCTCGAGGCCGTTGAGGCCGCCGTTGATCTTCTTGGTGATCCGTTGGATGCCGTCCTGGTCGGCCAGGGCGTTGAGACTCTTGCGGAACCAGAACCAGCCGGCCACATCGGCGCACAGGTCCGTCCGGGTGGCGACCAACTGCGGCGTTTTCAGCAGGTCGATGCCAATGTACTTGCCGTAAAGCTCATAGTTGTCGTGTCCGGTAAGTTCGATCAGGCCGCGGCCCTTGTAGAGGCGGCCGTCGTCGTCGTCGGCGGGAGTGTTGCCCAGTCGCTCGGCCAGCCGGCCAGTGTCATACGCCTCGCCACTGGCGATCTCCTCGCGGTAACGCAACTCGCCCGACTCGTGGCCGACCTGCGCCAGGAAGTGCGCCTGGCGCAGTGAGGTGTTGATCCGGTACTTCTCCATGGTCACGTTGATCGGCTCGAGAAATTCCTCGATAGCTGTCTGTGGCGCGTGGAGATAGATCCTCTTGAGTTGTTCGGCGTTCACAGTTTGACCTTCTCGACCAGGTCTTTGGCCTTGAGGATTGCCTCTTTCCGCTTCATGCCAAACCAGACGCCGAATAAAAATGCCGCGATAACGAGAATGACGATAACTGCGTAAATCATAACTCCTCCTTTAAACCCAGGTTGATGCCTCTGCCATAATTGGTGCGTAATATCGTGCAAACAGGTAATCGTAATTGTTGTGTTGCCGAAAGTGGTTGCGCAGTTGGATCGACTCGTTCTGGAGCATCCGGCCCAGGGCCAGGGTGGCGATCTCGTTGCAGTATCGCTCGAGCGGGATCTTCAGGGTGTGTTCGTGGTAACTGGAACCGAAGTCGAAGTACAGACCTTTCATGCCGGAGATCTCGATCTGGTTGAGCAGCGACTTGTTGAGGATGCAGAAGCACCCCGACGACAGGGCCGCCTCGGGCAGGACCAGGCCGAAGGACTCCTCCCGGGTGGGAAACACAAAGAGGTTGGCGCACTCCCAAAGCTCGCGCAGGATCCGGCGCGGCAGGCCGACGGCGTACTTCTTGTCGAAGATCTGTGAGGTGAAGACGATCTCGCCCGGCCGGTAACCGATCTCCCGGGCCAGTTGGCCGTAACGGTCGAGTTTCTCCTGGTGCCGGGAGACGTTGGCCCACTGGGTGGCGACGACTAGACAGATGCTCAGGCCGTGGCGCCGGAACCCATGGACGATGCGCATGACGTGTTCAAGGCGCTTGGCCTCGAGGCGGTCCACGGATCCCGGATAGACACAGACCACGTCGGCCTGCATGATGCCGGGATGGGCGTCGATGATCTCACATGTCTCCGGCAGGAAGTCTTTCCAGGTGCGCAGGTCCTTGATGTGGGGAATGACCCGGATGTCCTGGGGCCGGCCGCGGTATTCCTCCGCGATCCGGACGCGATCGACCTCGTTGGGGAAGATCAGTTTGTGGGCCGGGCCAAACTCACTGGCGTTCCACCAGTCCTTCTTCCCGGTTGGGACGGAGTGGAGCCAGTGGAACCAGCGGACTTGCGGTAGGCTCCGACTGGCCTTAAGGCACCCGAGGCCGTAAGGTAGGTACCAGCCCTGGAACAGGAAGTCGTGGGTGAAGACGAAGTCGACGCCGGCAAGTTCTGTGGTGAGCATCGCCGCCGTTTGCTCGACGACTTTTTTGTGTTGCTCGGAGAGGTCGTGACGGCTCTGATAATCCAGGAGATGCGCGAACGGAATCGTCTTTCGGTACTCAGAAGGAGCATGGCGGTTGCATCTCTCATTGACGTATACAACAACATCATGTCCATATTTTTTTAGCATCCTTTCCTGGTCGGTGATGATCCCCACGAGCGAGTAACTGGGGTTGAAGTCCATCTGATTGGTAAGTATAGCTACCTTGGGCACGGCTGCTCCCCCCTTCAAGGTTTGTCCGACCTTAAAAGGGAAAAATGCAGTCGTGTCAAGCGGACTTTTACGGACCCTCGGGAGGTGGCGGTGTGACTGTAACCGTGGAGGCAGTCGATTGCGTCACGGTGGTCATGGTGGTCGACGAGGACGACGTGCTGGAACTTGTTGAACTAGACGAAGTGGTGCTGGTCGTCGTGCCGCACCAGGTCGCCACCCCGGGCGGCGGATAGTTGACAAATTTGCCCTTGGCGGCGCTCCAGACGATCACGTCGCCGTCGGCCAGGCCGGAGATCTCCACGTCCTGGAGGCCGGAGATCTTCAACAGGGTGTCGTTGAACAACTGCCAGTTGTAATTGTACAGGGTCGCCCAGCCGCTTTCGCCGAAGGCCGAGGTCGTCTTGAGTCCGGATGGGGAGAGGGTTACAGACATCGCGCGGGCCTCCACATGCTCTTGGCGGCGTCCCAACGCAGGAACGAGGGCGCGGCCGGCCGGTCGTGCAGGTCCGCGTCCAGGAGGCGCTCAACTTTCTGGAGCCGCCAGTTCACTTTCTGGAAGTTGCTCGTCATGATGTGCTGCCAGTTCGGCTGGCCGTAATCCAAAGTCTCAAGATCAGAAGGGGTGAGGATGCTCATGATGTCGCCTCGTACATATAGATTTCGTCCATCCGGGTATAGGTGCCGTCGCCGTTGTTTTCCGTAATGTCTATCCGGTAGTATTTGTATGCCCCACTGGGATCACTCAACGTAAATTCTTTTGTCTCCTGGGATGCCCAGACTATCCCAGAACGAGAATCGAGAGTTGTCCATTCGACCCCATCATTGCTGCCCTGAAAAGTCCATGTATTGGGGGCGCGGGACAGTTCGGAATAGACCCCTATCGCATAGGAATATACATTTTTGGCCGTACTGCCGATATAGACCTGCCACCATCCCTGCCCGCCACCTGCCTGTTCCAGGAGGAAGTAATTGCCGTCGCCCCCGAGAGCATTGTATTCCGGACAACCGGAGTATCTGTTCAATGAACTGACGACAAAAGGTGAATGACTTGTGTTCGACGTCAAATCGTGAGGCAGAATGTCCGACCCCTTGCTGTACTCAGAAGGAACGGCCGTCGTTGTCGTCGTCGTGCTGCTGCTACTGGTCGTCGACGAGGTGGAACTGCTGGTTGTCGTTGACGAGGTCGTCGTCGTGACGCCGATCAGGTACTTGTCCATCAGGTAATCAAACACCGCTTCCCTGTTGCTAGAGGGCAAGTTCCTGTCGTAACCGATGATCTCGAAGATGCGTCCATACCAACAGTTGTATTCCCTGTCTTTTCCTATTTCCCAAATGAGATTCTGCGCTGATCCCAACTCGAAGTAGTACACTGTCGGAACACCGTTCATGGTGATGACGTTCTCGTCTACTTTATTTCGGTACTCGTTGGAGACCATTTCATGATACCACTGCGTAGTCCCGCCGTTGGCGATGGCTCCGGCCGAACCGCCCGTCGGACCGAGTAGTCCATCATAATTTGTGAAAGAACTTCTGGCCGTGTCACAGACGACAAAGAAACTGCGGAGTCCCTTTGCTGCACTGGCCACCATATAATCCCCGCCATCAAACGCCACGGCGGCGTGACCATTGAGTTCATTGGCGTGGAAGGTCGGCTTGCTGCTGGCTGTGGCCTGTGAGAAGGTGTAACCGTTTTTGGCCGCCCAACTCCCGACCGGGTCGGCATCGTTAAGGTCAAGGTCGTCGGCCTCCATCCAGAATACCATTCCTTTGGCCAGTTCCGGGGTAAAGGTGTCACCCGGGGCCGTCGTCGTGGTGGTGGAAATGGTCGAACTGGTCGTCGTCGAACTGCTGGTCGTCGTGGTGGTGGTTACTCCGGCAAGGTACTCGTCTGCCAGGGCATCAAACACCGCATTACGATCCGTACTGGAAAGAATGGTGTCGTATCCGATCACCCTCAGGATCGGTCCGTCCCATTCCCTGCCACTCATTCCGCGGTCAATCCCGACACTCCATAAATTTGTATAATCGGCGTTCCACTGAACACACACTATCTTTATTACTCCCAGGACCGCAAAACTGTCTGTGTCGGTCTTGTTGACCCAGACGTTCGTCACTCCTTCTCCGGTATAGAAACTTGTCCCGCCAGAACTTCCGCAGAGGGTGGGCGAACTATCGGACCTGCAGATCAAACCATCATAACTTGGAAAAGTTGAAGAGTCGTGCCTGCAGACTATGAACACCGTCCGCAGTTTGAAGGAGTCTTCTGAAGTGAAGTAATCACCGGTTCCGTCGAGTTCCACGGCCGGTTTGCCGTTCTGCACGTTTGTCTGGTATGTCGGGTTGCCCGAGGCGGCGAAGTCGCGGCCGTTACCGCTGCAATCGGTGAATGACGTCACGGAATCGTTGTCTTCCAGGTCCATCTGTCCCGGGTCGAGGTCGAGGCAGTAACCGCTTATCTCGCTGTAGATGGATCCGGGAGCGGCGGTAGCGGTCGTCGAACTGCTGCTCGTCGTCGACGAGGTGGAACTGCTACTGCAGGTCGAGGTCGTTGAGCTCACCGTCGTCTCGCCGGCGCCGGTGACCGTGCTGGACGTCGTCGTCGAGCTGGATGTCGTCGTCGAGTTGGTCGTGCTGGAACTCGTGCTCGACGATTCCGTCTGGGTGGTGCTGGTCGTGCTGGAACTGGTCGTGCTGCTGGTCGTGGTCGGGAAGACATCCTCGTAGGCCACCAGGTCATAGTGTTGGCTTGCCTGGTTCCACAGGAGGACGTCGCGGTCACTGGGGGCGTGATAGTCGACATCGGTAATACACTGCAGTTTCAACAGGGTGTTGATCCGCTTGAAGTTGTCGTTGGCGATCGCCGTCCAGCCCTGGACGCCGAACTCGATCCGGTAGAGTTTGTGCGGTTCGATGATGCTGGCCATCAGTAGGTCACCAGTCCTATTTCCGAGAGATAACGCCCGTCGGCGGCACCCACCGCCAGGGACACGGTCCAGGCGCTGTAATAACCGTCCACCCGGTTGCGCACCTGGAAGGTGAAGGAGGCGGCGTTGGTGTAGGTCAGGGTCGTCGCGTTGATCAGGACGCCGGTCCCGCCGTTGATCGAGTACTCAAAGTCGCCGTCGTAGATCATCGGGTTGGCGTCGACGATCGTTTCGCCGTTGGCGCCGGCGCCGGCGAGCGCGCGCGTGCGCGGCCACCAGGTCAAGGTGACGGTGGACCCGCTGCGGATCGCCTCGACCAGCTCGGGGGCGAACGGTGTCTTGGCCTTCTGGGCGGGGGTCACCGCAATGGCCGTGGCCAGCGACGAGTCGAGGACATCGCCCTGACTGCCGGGAAGCATCTTGATGTAAAAGACGCTCGTCAGGTCGATTAACTGGATCTGATCGGAGGCATAGAAGATCCAGACCTCGGCGCCGGCGGCGTGGGTCTCGACCGGGGTGCCAAACATTCCCCGTATAACGCCTGTCATGATGTACTGGGTGGTCCCGTACGGATCATGGTCCTGGAAAGCCATAATCTCATTGCCGATGATGGCAAAGCGCCGGTCCAGGAACAGCCGAGCCCGCGACAGGTCGCCAGGGTCGAGATCGTTGCTGTGCGGGGTGTAGATAATGCCGACATCGTCGTCAACCTCGAAGGTGGTAGCCGGGTAGGCCACGTCCAGGACGCCTTGTTGCGAGAAAACACCAAAACTCTGGTGCGGGACATACTCAGAACCGGAATTAAGTGATCGGAAGATATAACAGATATCTTCGAGGCCGGACCTGGCAGCCAGGAACGCAAAGGCCTGTTTGGTCTGCGTGATCGGGTTCCAGGGCATTTCCTTGACTGCCTGGTGCGGAAGTGCCTGCGGCGTATAATCGGGAGAGATCCAGGGTTGGTCAGGCTGTCCGATTTGTTGGAAATTATCGTCGATAAGTTGGTCAACGATTTGTTCGGCGCTGTACGAAAGTTCTGTGGCGTCCGGTTCGCCAAATTCAATTTTAGTGATCCGCACGCGCAGGTTTGTGATGGAGTAATCGGAATGGGAGATTTCAATGCAGCAACCGGGGAAGATCGCCTGGTGCCCGCGGTTCAGTTTAAAACTAAAGACAGCTCCCGGGTAGGAATTGGCCTTGAGGATCTCCCAGCCCCGTCGCGAAACGGCGGCCTTGTCGGTAAAGTACGACAGGTCGATCTTTTTCTCCACGACGCGCCGCTGGGCGTTGGCGTTGGCCGGGTCGTAAAAGCCGATCGTACGCACGACATAATCATTTTTGGCGTCCGTGAAGTCGATGCGGATGTCGTTGGCCGTGGTCGACCAACTCTGTCGGGTGAACTTGAATTCGCTAAAATCCGTTTCATCCAGGGAGTCAACAGGCGTTTCACTGTCTGTAAAGGCATGGACGGCCATCTTGTTTTCGTTGGTGGTGTAGAAAGAACCGCCCACCTGATTGAGGATGCTTTCGATCCAGGCCTCGATGGTCTTTTGCTGGTTGATCCGCATGTTGATCCCGTATCCCTTGGTGTTCCAGATTGCGGCTGCGGCGTTGAACAAGTCGAGGTCGATATCGTCAGCAGACATCTGTCCGCCATAGAACTTATCGGTTAATAGATTGTAAATGACCGCAGCTGCATTGCAGCCGTTGGTCATATTGGCATAGGTCACAGGCGAATCCAGGGTGCGCTTCACGACAAAATTGATTACCGGGACCTGATAGACGCCCTTGCCAAGAAACCATTGCGTGTACGAAGCATGACAGACACCCGGAAGTTTATTGACGAAGGCCGTGATGTTCTCGCTCAGTATCCCGTAACAAAAATTGCAGACGGTGTCGTAGTATGCTGGCAACTGACCACTGTCGACAAGGGCATGCACGGAGGCGTACCCGAAGACGGCCTGGTTGTCCATCCAGATCTCGCCGGAGTCGTAGTCGATCTCGCCGACAATGTCGCCGGCAGTGGACATCAGGTATCCGTCGCCATCGTCATGACAGTTTACCCAGTTGAGCATGGAAAAGGTGTTAGGGACGACCGGCAGATATGTGGCCTTGCCCTCGAAGCAGTCATCGGTCTCATTGAACTCCATCTTGATCGCAACACCCAGGGCCTGATTGACGGTCAGTTCAAACGGGGGCACCTCGTCGCCGGTGCCGTCATTCCAGGTGGTGTCGGATGCCTGGATAGTCCTGTATTTGTTGTCATTGACATACGTCTCAATCAGTTCTACTGCGCCACCTGCGCAGATCGCCTCCCAGACGTCGGCATAGTAGTTGTAACCCTCGAAGACCTGGCCGCCCCCGCCCCCGCCCTTGCCGCCTTCCGCTTCCGAGTAGACGGCTTCGGAGGTTACGTTGCCATACCAAAGCAGTGTTCCGGGACAACGCACGGTCCCGAAGATCACCGGAATCGGGTCACCTTCGCGCACGGTAGTGGCGGAGAGGTCACCACGGGGATCGGGGGGATGGAATTCCTGCTCGATATTGGAGGCCATGACATAGGCAGCGACGCCGGCGGCGATGGCGATGGCGATCTCTGCGACTACTAACCAATCAACCCCTGCCATGACATATCCTCACGAAACCCTTTGTTTTGCTGCGCCAGTGTGACTGAAAGTAGGAAATCATTACTCCACGATGCGGCGTGCAGTGAATAAACTGGTTGTTGTCCAGGATCACCCCAACGTGGTGGACAAGACCTGTCCGGACAAGCGAGATCAGGACGATGTCGCCAAACAGGGGATCGAGTTCGGTATGCTCCTCGTAGAACACTCCCGGGATCAGGTTTTTGGCGTTGTTCGTGTATGAGTTCTTTACAAACTCCTCGGATCCGTGGACGTGCCAGTCTCGCGGATAGTACTCGTAATCGAGTCGGGTGAGCACTCCGATATTGGCCAGGGCTTGGGCGATGAACAGGGTACAATCGGCCCCGCGCCCCTTGTAGTTGCCGAGGTGGCGATAGGGTGTCTTCTCCCACGAACGCAGTTCGAGATCGAATTTTTCCTTCCAGACAGGGTCGTCGAACAACCTCATCGGAACCCCCACAGGATCGGGTTACGTGTGGGGATTGTCGGGAACCCCAGGAACCCGTCTTCCAGGTTGTTGTATGCCTGGCACGCCCCGGCCGCCCCGGAGCACCCGGGATACAGGGTCACCAGGTCGCCGGCATGCACCTGCGGCATGGGTACGAGCAGGGTCAGGTTGTTGCCGCTCTGGTTGGTTATCAGGCGCTGGTCATTTCCAAAAACAAGTGTGCCGCCCTTAAGATAGATGTTCGTCAGATCGCTCAGGTCGAGTTCCACTACGGCGCCGGTCACGGAAACCACGGTCTTGACCTTCTTGTATGTATTTTTAGCAAGCCCGCAGAAGTCATCGAAGATGTGGTGATTGCAGTTTGTCTGAAAGAACAGCCTCGGGATCTTGTCCTGGAGCATATAGTTGAACGAACTGCAACGTGCCGTGAGGACGAAGTCCTGCACATCGACTGACATCACAACCCCTTTGAAGATCACCCGGTAATTGGTGTCGACGGTTGGCAGGTACGCACTGACGATGGTCACATCGGTCCGGATCGCCGGATTGAGGGCGATAAATGCGCCAAACTCCGTGGTGATGGGGGCCGAGATGCTCACGTCGACGGTCTTTAAAGTGCGTTCCATTGAGAACCCGGAACGCTGAATCGCCCGGGCCAGGTATTCGTTACCCTGAAAGACGACATTCTGATCGTAATTTGTATAGTAACTCACCTCCTGGCCGAACCCGGCGTTGATGCAGTAAAGCTCCGGTGACTTTGCCAGTTCAATGTTTTCACTTTCGGTCGCGTAGGTCATGCTGGATACTCCCTTGGAAGTTCTATGAAATCCCAAATAACAGAGGAGATTATGTCGGTCTGGTGCTCGAGTTTCAGGGCGTCCATGTCCAGGCGCCCCAGCATGAACAGGGTGATAATCGAAACATCGGCAATCGCAATATCCTGGCTCATGACGGTATTGAGCGTCAGTGTTTCATACGAGGCGTTGTACGTGACCGCCGTCACTTCACGGGTGATCATGTCGCCGGTGGCGAGCACCAGCAGAATCCTCTCATAACCCGAATAGGCCAGATGGAAGTTGCACGGGTAAATCTTGATGGAACTTGCCCCGTTGGAGATATCCTCGTACAATTTCATGGCCGTGTCCCAGGCCGGTTGCCAGAAGTTCGTATGCCGGCCGTTGCGCGCATAGAAAAAATTCGTAATCTCGTACTCCTCGACCTTCGTCCAGTTGTCAAAACGCATTGTCCGGCGCTTCGGAATCGGCAGAAACTTGTCGTACAGTTCCTGGGCCGTACCTGGGTACTGGATGTTCTGGCTGGTGGCCTTCAGTTTCCAGTTGGGTGCTTCGACCCAGTTGGGTTCACGCAGCCACATCGCCGTTATTGTTCCGAGGTCTTGAAGGTCATCAGCCACTGACGATGTACTCCCGCGGTGTCAAGGTAAAGTCGGAGATCTCAGCTGTCCTGTCTGCAATGCTGAACTCCCGGCATGTGGCAACCAGCATCGGATAAACGGTCACGTCCAGCGCATCCCAGTTGTTGATGACCGCCTTGTCCAGCGTCAGTGCATGTGCAGCCCAGGAATGGAGCAGGACCGGCTCGACCTCTCCGGTGCTCTCCCTCCACAGGATCATGTAGGTGCAGTGCTGGACGTTCCAATAATAGGTAAGGTCCTGGGTGATGGGAATGACGGTGAGCCCCTGGAGGCTCCCCGTGGTGTTGACCGTCAGGGGTTCACTGAAAATCGCCACACCGAAGATCAGATTTGCGACCTTCTGGATCATGTTCTTGTGCTTGTACGCATCCCGGGCCCAGGTTGCCAGGTCGAAGTTTCTGCGCCCGGTGGAGTACAGGGGCAGGCGTTGCTCGTAGAGTTTCTTGTTGGCCCAGATCCTGGTACTGACCTCGTGCCTGATCTGGAAACCGTCCGCCCAGTCATGTTTGAGTGCCAGGATAGGTACACGGGTAGCCGTCACGGGCAGGACACGGGTTGCGTCCGGAGCACTCCAGGAAAAGGTCCATTCGCCGTCGAGATAGGCGTCGCCGGTGGTGAGGATCGTTAAGACGTCGATGCGGTTGCCCCTTCTCGGAATGGTCACCGGAGGGACAATGGCCAGGGTGGTGTCGTCAGCATCGGTGGGGGTCACCGCAGTGATTACAATTCCGCGATCGCGATAGGCGTTCCATGTCTCGATATTGTACGGGGTGACGGTGACGACCAGGCCGGCGTCGATCTCGGGCGGGTCGATCCAGACGCGTTCGTAGATGTGTGTGCTGGCGAAGTCCTCCTCGATCCGCGCCGTACCGGCCAGGGTTACGGGGGCGACGGCCCGGCTCGGCTCGGCGCCGTACGGTAGGGCGAACTCCAAGAGTTCCGCCCCTTCCGCCGGCAACCCGTGGTTGGGCAGGGGGGAGAGGGCGGCGCCGGCGTGGGCGAATGATCCGTCAAACAACATTACGCTATCCTAAAGGCGATTCCCGCCGTGTCGCTGACCGTGCAGATGGGGAAAACCATGTACTGTTCAGAACCGTAAGTCAGGGTCTCGCCGATGGTGCAACCCAGGAAGTTGCAGACGTAGAACGGCGATCGGGCGACCGGGACCCAGACACTATCGGCATTGCGTTTATAGGACAGGATCTGCTTCATCATGGTGCGCCGGCCCGAAAACCCGTTCACGGTCAGACACTCGTCGAAATTGGCGAGAAATTCCGCGGGGGCGGTGGTGTACTTGAATTTGCCGAACCCCCAGATCGAGTAGTTGAGCTCGTTGTTGTAACACTTGTCCTCGCTCTCATAACGAAACATGAAACTCGGGCCGCCGAAATAGCCGCCCCCCCAGGTGTAGGAATAGACTATGTTGCGGAGGAAGGCGCACTTCACGGCATCCGTGGCGGTGTAGTCTTCCCACTGGTTATAGATGACCGGAGAGGTCACACCGTAGATCCCCTGCCAGCCGCAGAGTTGCCCCTCGGTAGGGTCGGCCTCGAACATCTCATAGGAACCGAAGTGCAGGAAGGTCGTGTAGGTCCCATCCGTGGTCACAACACAACAAAGCCATTTGTCGTTACCGAACAACCACATCTTCTGGTTGGCCGTCTCCTTGATGCTCATTCCCGTGAACGTGAACGTCTCGTAGGATTGCGAGTGGCCCTGGGCCAGGCCGTACTGCATTGACGGACAGATATTGGCCTGGTCGTAGGAACTGCTCGAGCACATCATGACGTTGATCATCCCCGCCTGGATGGTCTCCAGTTTGACGAGGAGACTCTGGTTGGTATACCCCTGCTTTTGCAGGCAGATATACCCCCGGTTGGCATCGTTACTCCAGACGAGGGTCGCTCCGGCCGCGCACTTCTGGCCTATCTTGTTTTCCAGGGTGGTCCAGCCGCGGGCGGTGGCAAAGGTGACAATGTTGTCGAGCACTTCCCGTGTGGTGAGGGGCCCGTTGATTTCCTGATATTCGAGCAGCATCTCTCCTCCTATGCCGTTGTCGTCGTCGTTGTTGACGATGTCGTTGTCGTCGTCGTGGCCGAGGTGGCCATGACGACCGCCGTAAAGGCATAATTGTACGTCAACTGGGCGTTCTGGAAGATCTTCATGGTGTCGCGGCCGCTGACGTAGGTGCTCTCCGAGAGCATCGACTGCATCCGGGGGATCAGCATGCCGTCCAGTTGCTGCAGCAAATAGTTGTTGGCCTTGACATAACAGGGCACGATTACCGCCTCGCCCGAGGAGGCAACGTCGATCGCCGCGGCCGTTGTGTTGAGGCCGCCGGCATCCGTAACCAGCGGTTTCATGAATACGTCGTGGCCGGTAATGTAACTATTACCCGAGTCGATGATAAAGACCGACCCCGGGTTCGTGGCGTGCCAGTAGGGCCGCACCGGGGCGTAGCCGCCGCCCTGGTACGAGACGTTGCCGACATAGGACCCGGCAACCACCATGGGGTTTGGGTATTCATCGGGGGAACCGAGCCGTAGACCGTGACCCAGATAGGCGATAAAGTAATCGGACGACACCCGGACGACCACCATGATCCGCTGTTTGCTCGAGACAAACCAGTAGGCCATGGCGGAGTCAAACAGTTGCAGAATCGGCATCTGGCTCCAGTGCTGCCAGGTGGCGTCATATGTTGTCAGGCCATGCAGGGCGGAATTGCCGTTCCACTCGATCGGGGTCGTCAGGTACCCGTTGAGATCCCAGCCCCAGGCATTGCCCGCCGGATATTTCCATTCCCGGATCCCGACAATGATGTTCTCGGTGCCGGAATCGCCGTGGTTGTGGAAGACCATCTCGCGGGTTAGGGCTGCCCAGGACGTGTCGACACCGGCATTGTCCCGGGCGTTGCGGTCGATGTCGCAGACCCAGTCCTGGCCCGGCGTGTTGGCGTCGGCGGTGATGAACGCCTTGAGGGCCGTCAGGACGGCCTGGAAGTCTGCTGCGGTACCGGAAGTCTGTGCCATTTATCCACCCCTTATAATGCGGCTTATTATCCCGCGCCTCAGCGCGATCACGTTGACCACGCTGTCCTGGCCCGCACTGGTTGCCATGTATTGGTCCATGAGGTCCTTGTCGACAAAATTGACGATATTGAGAGTGCTGGACTCCCTGTCGGGTGCCGCCTCCGGGACGTATCCGCCCTCGGCGTAGTGGCGGCTGGCCGAGATCCGTTTAGGCATCGAAGGCACATTAAAGGACTCGCGCGGGATCGCCCGACGGTTGATCGCCTCCATGACGTCGAGACCGTAATAGTTCACGGCGGACTTGTTATGGAAATACTCGCCGCCCATGGCCAGGACCGGGACGTCGTCCCGGGTGCCCGACCCGCCCTTGACCTCGCCCCCTGTGGCGAAGGTCTGCGCGGCCAACATCCCGATCTGTGCGCCAGTGGTGGCCGCGGCGACGGCGGCCCAGGCGGCTCCCAGGTAAATATTCCCCGCCTTGGTGCCTTTGTCGTAGGCAGCGATGGTGGCGGAGATCCCGTTCATGATCGCCTCGGCCATTTGGGCCGTTTTCATCAGGACAAAGAACTCGCGGGACTTCTGGCCGGAGGCGTTGTAAAACTGCTCCCACATCGTGCTCATACTGCCGGCGAACTCGCCCATGGTCGAAGCCGTCTGCGAGTATTGGCCTCTCACGAACTCGTTGTAGTCCAGGGCCATCTTCTTGCGTTCTTCATACTCCCAGCGTTCCATTTTGAGTTTTTTATCCGGATCGCCCTTGAGTTGCTCCTCCATAGCCGTCTGGTCGGCCTCAAATTGGAGTTTTTGCTTTGTCCGGAAGTCGATGTCCTGGTCGGTCATCGTGAACAACGTACCCTCGGTGCGGACCTTGTTGCTGGTACGGAGACCCGACATCTGCTGTTCGTATTTATTGATGCCGGTGTTGAGCTGGCGCTGGGCCCCAATCCTGTTGTAGTCCTCGGTATTGAGGGCGGTTGCCCGGTCGGCGATCACCTGAGAGAGTTTTCCCGTGAGGATGTCCTTGTTTTTCTGGTCGTCAGGGCTCAGTTTGGCGATCTTGTCGGTATATTCCTTGATCGTGGCATCAAAATTCCGGGAGATGGCCTCCTTGCGGGCATCAAAGTATTGGTCAATAGACAGTTTGCCGGCCTCGAACTGAACCTTGAGGGCACTGTCGGCAGCGCGGATCTGATCACGGGCAATCTGGTCCTGGAGGGCGGCGTGTTTGTGGCCTTGCTCTACCATCCAGTCATATTTTTTGCGGTCCCATTTCTGGGAGATGGAGAGCATCATCTGCTCGTGCAGGTCAAGCCGGCCTTCCTCTTTCAGGCGGGTGCTTTTATCGCTGGCATCAAAGGTCAACAGGGCGGCCACCTTCTTGGCCTCAAATTTTTCCACCCCTTCGAGCATCCCTTCGGCGATTTCCTCGGCGACCTCGGCGCGACTCTTGAGGATCTCCCGTTGCACCTCGTCCATGGCGCGGTTGTAGGCCTCGATTGCCACACGTTCCCGTTGCTTGAGGGCTTCCGGGGCCTCGATGCCCTGCTGGCGCAGCGCCTGGATCCCGAAGAGCCGTTGCTGCAGCTGGGCACGCGCCTTATCAGAACCCTGCCGGCCTTCGGCGTTGATCTCGGCGTTCTTGCTTGTAAATTCGATCAGGGTCTGCTGGGCCTTGTTGAAGTCCTGGAAATAGTCAATCGGCAGCTTTTGATAACTGCGCAACGTCCCCTCGCTGAACCGTCCCGCCTCGCCGACCGCCCGTGGGCGGTTCAGGGCGTAGCGGTCGCCTGCGGCCTTTACCATGGCGGCGGCCAGGGCCGGATCCAGGTTGCCGAAGTCCACCTGGCGCTGGGCCGCGGCTATCTCGGCCTGGGCCTGGGCCAGGACCCGGGCGGCCGGGTCGGCGATCCCCTCGATCTGCACCTTGGTGATCTGGTCCTTGAGTCGCATGACCATTTGTTGCCGGTAACGGGTATCGCGCTCATCACCGTTCCATTTTGTCGTCGCCCCCATCTGGTACTCGGGCAGGCCGGTCTCCCCTGCCCAGTCCTTGCGCATCTTGGCCGTGGTCCCCAGGCCGTGCATGTATAGGGGGGCATCGCTGTCGAGTGAGGCGGCATTTGCCACCGAGTCCGCATATAGCGCCGACATCAGGACGTTTTCCGGTGAACCGGTCCTCCGCATCGACTGGGAGTTCATAAATTTGATGGTCTTGTCGGAATATTCCCTGGGTTTGACCGATGTAACAAGTTTGGCCCAGTCCCACCCACTGCCCTCGGTGGCGATCCCCTTGCCGACGTTCCACCCTCGCGCCCCCGCGGCCTCGATCAGGTACTTTAGGTAAGGATTGATCGTCCCTGAACCAGTGGCATGGGACTGGTATCCCAGGGCGTTGAGGATCGACTGGGGGAGGAACTCGAACCCCTTGGCACTCTTGTCCTTGGAGATCGGCATCTCCTTAAAGGAGTTCCAGTCGATCGGGATCTCGATAGCGCCCTTGAGCAGCGGCCCTACCTTCTGGAAGGACTCCTTGAGGGGGTCGGCGATCAGGCGGGCCCAGTCCTCGTAGGAACCGCCGAATCCGCTCCAGTGGTCGATATTGAGCATGTCGCCCAAAAATTTCGGTTTGTTGAGACGGCGGTACTCCTCGGGGGTGGTGGCCTCCTGGGCCTTGCCGAGGAACGAGGCCTTGGTGGCGAAACGCTCCACGGCCTGCGGCCAGAACAAGGTGTTGCTCTTGTCGTATTTCCAAAAGGGGTCGAGGCGCGCCATAATCCCCTTCTCGAAGGGGGTCGAGAAAGCGTCCCCATACTGGTAATGCTGGGCCGTGACCTTCTTGGCGGCGTCCCAATAACCCTTGCCTCCCTGCAGTTCGCGCCAGAACTGCGGGCCGCGTGACCAGTTCTCGCCGGTCTGCATCCCCCAGTTCATGGCCTTGCTTATCGGACCCTTCCCCCCGGCGGTGATGTCAGTCCAGCCGACCTGGCCGGTGACCCCATACTTGCGGGCGTTCTCGAGGATCTGGTCGGCGGTCTGTTTGCCAACGCCGGGGATATCGAATACCTGGTCGCCGCCCTTCTGGATCTTCCGCCACGTGTTGTAGTCGCTGGTACGGACACCCGACATCCAGTTTTTCTGGGCGGCGTCCGAGAAGTTGCGGGTCCAGGCCTGGGGCAACATCATGATGCCCTTTTTGTAGAGTCCCTGGGTCCAGTCAAAAGCGCGAAGGGCCGGGTTCTGGGAACCGACGCCCCAGCCGGGTTTCGAGAACTGGGTGAAGAAATTGCCCGAATTGAAACCGTACCTGGACATGTTCTTTTCAGAATCGGCCAGGAACTTGGGCATGGTGCCGGTGTTGGACGCGATCGTGAAGTTCTCGAGGAAATTGTCGAAGTTGAAGGCGTCGGTATTTACTCCGGCTTTGCGGAGTTTGTCCACGACACTCTTGTTGATGCCAGGGATCTTCAACAGGTCGTCCATGGACGAGAAGGTCATGCCGGGATATTTGAGGTTTTCCACGGCGGACAGTTGCGCATGGCTTAAGTCGGTAAGCTTTTTGCCAGCCAGGCCCTTCAACGATTCAGGGACATTTCCACCAAACAAAGACTCTACAGTTTCAGCCGGTTTTACGACCCGGGGTTGGGGCGGATTGGCTTTGACAAAGGCCGTCTGTTTGTCGACCTTCTCCAGGATACTGTTACCGATAATCTTGTTCTTGTCGGACCCCTGTTTTATCAGTGCATTGGCATATCCGACCAGTTGCTCGGTTTCTTCCTCGTTAAGGGTGGAGATCTTCTTATCGAGGATTTTTGATATAGAAAGATTCTCGCGGGACCGCAGAACAATGGTCTTCTCTGCGCCCAGCACATCACGCACAACCGCATCACTGGCCGGGGCCGGGACTGGGACCTTTTTCGCCTGCTTGATCTGTTTGTCGATCGCCTTTTCCAGGCGCGCACCAACAGTCGATTTCTGGCCGATAAGTGCGCTGCCGGCAATGGAGTCCGAGGCGTACTTGCTGATGCGGGCAATCTCAACCTCGTTGAGCTCGCCCATTTTTTTATCGACCAGCTTGGAGAGCTCCTCGTCAGTGCTCCATTTTTTCGCTTCCCTTTTCCCGATAACGTCCGCAAGGGTTTTTTCGCCCTTGGTCCCGATGTAGATTCCCTCCCGGGCATGGAAGATCTTTTCGGCCGTTGCCTTTCCGATGCCGGGGATGGCCTCCAGTTCTTTCAGCGTCATCGCATTGATGTTGATGCCGGGCTTGTCGAGCTTGCGCAGGTCGTGGAAGACGTCGAGGTTGCGTTTCCAGGTCGTCGGGGCGACCTTGCCGACCCCTTTGCCGACCCCCTTGACTCCCCAACCGAAGGCTTTCGCCAATGGATTGATCCCGTACGATGCCGGGTCGAGGCCGGCATCGACCAGGAATCCCAACAGGGGGCCAAGATCCTGGGAAGCGCTGCGCTTCTGGGCATAGTCCTTGCCGACAACCGCCGACCGAATGGAGTTAAGGACGTCTTTGGCGTACTGTTTGGCGAAGGTCCCCGGACTAAAGCTTACCTTGTCCGCCTTCTCGCCAAAATAGCTGCCGGCGCCCTTCTCCCGGCCCGTGGCTGTCCACAGGGCGTTGTAGGCACTGAGTGAACTGAGGCCAGTAAAGACCCGCTCAAGACCGGAGAGCTGGCGGGGCCCGACTTGTTGCTGGACCTGTTTTACCTGGATGGCGAGTTTGTCGATCTCGGCAACCTGCAATTTGATGTCGTCGAGCTGGCGGGTAACGGCGATTTTAGTGGACGAAACGGCGGTCCCCCGTCTTTTGGCGACCTTCTCGAGGATGTCGGTGATGTCGCGGTCGACCCCCAGGGCCCAGTTGTCGTTGATCTCCTGGAACTTCTTGAGGGTGGTGGGCTGGAACTTCGCAAGGTCTTTGCCTTGGTCGGCTAGCTTGTCAATCGTCTCGGCTGTCCTTTTTTCGGTGTCGGCGATCTTTTTGTCGGTGGCAAGTAGTTCGCGGGTGTCGCGCTCAAACTCCTCCTCGTCGGAGGCAACCTGTTTCTGGATCTCCTTGGCGTTTTTCAGGTCTTCTTTACGCTTTTTAATCGCGTTATACTTGTCGCGGTAGTGTTCGCTGAACCCGTCGGCCATTTAACCCTCTTTGAGAAATTCCGCCTGCTTCCTGATCTTCATCAAATAGTTGTTGAAATCCCTGCTCTTGGCGTGGGTCGCCACCCTTACTGCCATTGCGGTCAACGTCTCCAACTCTACCCGGTTGTCGATCTCCTCGTTGTTCAGGGATCCAACGGCTTCTAGGAAGAAGGAGAATCCGTATCCCCAGACCCCAGAGTGGCCGGCTTGTATAAGTCGGCATATTTCATGACCAAATTGTTTATAAGTGAAAGCCGCAGGTCGACGAGTAGTGGATGGTTTCCCTCGATCGTCCTGCCCACTTCGAAAAAAACGGCGTTTACCTCCCGAAACGCATCGTAAATTTTCTTAAGTTCACTGGGGGTGACATCGTCAACTTTTTCCCAGTCAAACCCCGAGATACACATCGGGGCCAGCTCGGGGATCTTGGCGGCTAACTGCTCGAAGCCCTGCATGGCTGCCTCTCCCATCTGGCTCCAGATATTGCGGATTTCCCTGATCGTCAGTTCATTTACCTTGACGACAACCGTACTGACCCCTACCTCAATCTTTATTTCCTTTTCCAGCCTTCCGCCCATGTCAGCTCCTTAAAAAAACGGGGACGGGCGCGGACCCGCCCCCGGGTTAAGACCGTTACGTCGTTGTTGTCGTTGTCGTTGTCGTTGTCGTGGTGACAAACGTCTCCGTGAACCACGGCGAATCTACGCGGGTGGTGTCCTTGAATCCCTTGCCGGAAAAACTCATGCTCGAGTATTCGTCGTTGATCAGCGAGAACGCCCCGTTCGGGGAGATCTTCACCTTGTGGAACTCGTGGACTGCGTCGGGCCCCTTGGCGTTGGCACTGACAAATTTCACGCAGTACCGATTGGACAACTCCTTGTTGGCACGCAGTACATTGGTGCCGACCAGGGTGGCCTTCAAAAACATCTGCATGTTCTTGATGGACATCTCGTCCAGGGTGAAGTTTATGTTGTAGCCGATCTGGATGATGGCTTCGTCGTCGAGCTCCTTGGTACCCGAGCGGGAACTGAAATGCTCGATAGACTGCTCGGTCGGTTCGTACTCGAACCGGGGGCAGTTCCCGAGATCCCTGTATACCGGCGCGCCGGCAGTCCAGGGGGCGATGTAAGCTATTCCCTTGCCGATGGTGTAGTTATCGGTGCTGGGAGATTCTTTGGCTATGCCCATGGCATCCTCCTCTTTAGTAGGCGACCTCGTCGATCACCCATTGTTGGTCGTATATATGAAAAGTGGCAGTGGTAACGAGATATATCCCTTCATTGACCAGGGTCAGTCCGTTGATGGTGCGCAGGGCGGTGACCGCCTTTTCCAGGAGGTCGTAAATCGCCGGGTTGGTCACGCTGCCGATCTCATGCAGATTCTGGCAGCCGATGTAGACGGACAGATGGTGCACGAGTTTCATGCCCCGGTCCTGCCGTCCCGGCCGTGGCGGCCTCTCCTTGGATATCACCAGGGCAAAAGGCGCCGTCAGGCCGACTTCGGCGTTGAACACCCCTTCCTGCAGCTGGGAGATCTTCCGGTACCTGTCGATCTCGCCCTGGTAGGGCCGCACAAGCACGAAGGTGCTATCGGCCTTGAGGGCGTTGATCATCTGGGTAACCCTGGTCCCGCGTTTGTCCATCAGAACTTTCTCCAGGTCCTGTGTCGTGTAAATTTTTGCCTGCGGCTCTCCGTCGCGTAACCGAAACTGCTCGATGAGGCCGTGGCCGTCTCGGGCTCCAGCCTGGCCTTTCCCTGAGACACCTTCTCCAAAAACTTGATGCAGTGGTTGTAGTCGTCTTGCCAGATCTCGCTGTCAAAATACTTGCGTCTGTGCAGGTGCCAGATCGCCATGCGCGCCGAAAAGTTGCTCGCAATGGGGGGTACGGGGCTCAACGGAACCGTGTACCCGGCAATGACTGCATAGGCATCGATTTCCCGATCAGCCTGGTCGATCATCTCGGCGATCACGGCGGCGTCAACTGCGACGGCGCCGGCAACATCGTTCGAGAGATTGATCAGGATGCTCTCGGGGATTAACAGCTTGAGGTCTGCCAGGGTCGAATACCCCATTTCACTTCCTCATGTCGGCGTAGCCGCGCTTCTCGATGACCAGGTTCACCAGGTCGGCCTTCTTCTTGCCCTGCACTTCGGACTTGGGGATTCCGAACTCCAGGACGATGGCCTTCACCAGCGACTGGTACTCGAGCAGTTTCAAGGTCGGTTCGGGCAACTCGGCGAGTTTCTCGCCGGGTTTGAGTGTCCGGACCTCCTTTGATGCTGTGTTGATATACATCGGCGGGGGGATGATCTCCACCGTCCCCGCCGGTAGTCTTTTCGCCTCGGCCTCCGTCAGCGTCACCTCGCCGCCTCTCGGAATTATCTGGCCGTCCTTCTTTAGGGCGCTCCCCGTTAACCTGTATTTCGGCATATTAAGCTCCTTGCAACGTGCTACTTCTTAACATCCTTTATCAGATACCCGGCGTGGGACATCGTGAAGACGTGGTCGTACATGTCGGTGTTGCGGACATTGACGATCTTGCCGCCTTCTTCCGTGAAGATGTCCACGTACGGGAACGGCTTGCTCGAGAATTTCGGGACGATGGTGAACCCGAAGCTCGGCTCGTCGAGGTCAGGCGTGGTGCTGTCAGGGGCGTAGTACAACAGGCAGATGTCGCTCCACAGGTCGACGAACGAGGTGCCGTCCGCCTCACTCAGCATCATGGACTGGCCGAGGTAGATATTCTTGAGATTGTGGATCGACTTGAGCAGGTCGAGCTGCACAACCTTGTCGTTGGTAAGTTTCATCTTGTCGGTGTAGGCGGCATGGAACTTGACGCACTGGTAGGCCTCGGACCCCAGGACCATCGTGTTCGGGTAGACGCCGATGTTCTTGCGGATCTGCTCGCGGCCCGTTTCAATGTCGAGATGCGGGGTCGAGGATGCGGAGACGCCCGAGTCCCATTGGTCGTCGCCGGACAGGGTGACGACATTGCTTGCCGTGTAGTTGGCCGAGTCCTGCACCATGTTGGCCACGACCTGTTCCTTCTCCAGCGCCATGTTCCACTGGGCGCGCCGGCGCTGGCGGTTCTGCAGGTCGAACAGCGCCTTGCCCCGGGCGTCAGTCGGGATGTTGCGCAGTTCCTCCAGCTCGCGGTTGTCCAGGGGGATCGCCAGGTCGTGCTCCTCGCAGGCGAAGGTCAGCCAGGTGTCGGGGCTGATCTGGGCGCGGTTGGACTTGGCGCCGCGGGCCCGGATGGTTGTGTAGATTTTGAAAGCATCTTTGGAGAAAGTGGGGAACTTCCCGCTTTTCATGATGCTCCCGACAACCGGGAAAATCTTTTCGCCGATCAGACCCGTGGGCCTGTATCCGCCGGCGAGACGGGTAAGGGGTACGCTGACTCCCTCAGAGATAAGATCAAAGAATGACATGGTCACTCCTCCTTTTTTGCAGTTATCAAGCAGTCGTCGTCGTAGTCGTTGTGGACGATGTCGTTGACGTGGTCGAGGACGTCGTTGTGGACGATGTCGTTGACGAGGTCGTGCTCGAGGTTGTTGTCGTAGTAGTGGTGGTGGTCCAGAGCGAGACGCCTCGCAGCAGGAACACCTCAACATCCAGACCGGCTGCAAGGCAGCTGGTCAGGGTCCGGCCGTTGACGTAGTCTCCCTTGCGGGGACGAACAGCTCGGCCGTCACTGCCGGTCGTGACCGGACAGTCGGCGGACAGGGCGACCCCGGCCTCGACAAGGGCCGTGCCCTTGACAACAACCGGATAGTCCTTGCCGGCCAAGGCCTGGTCCCAGGAGACTCCCAGGGCCTTCTGGCCGTATTTGTCGCATTGCGACCCGTCATTTTTAACAAACCGCCGCACGGAAACAGTCGTTGCCGAGTTGTTCCGCCTGGTATGGATAACAGGGCGTTCGGTCGGAAGTCCCATAATTCACCTCCTCCCGCCTACGCGGTGGTCGTAGTGGTTGTTGACGAAGTCGTGGTCGTGGTCGTCCACGGCACCGAGGTGCCGGCGCCGGCCATGAGAAGGACCTCGACGTCTTTTGCGGCTGCCGACACTGATGTCATCGTGCGCCCCGCGATGTACCGACCGTTGACCGCCTTGATTGCGCGGCCCAGGGAGTCGGTCATGACCTCGGTATCGGCTGCGATCGCCGCCCCTGCTTCCACAAGGGCGGTGCCGTCGATGACAACAGGAAATGATTTGCCGGTGTCGGCCGAGTCGCGGGAGACTCCCAGGACCTTTTCGCCGGTGACACTGGCCTGCGCGCCGTTATTTTTAACAAAACGCCTGACGGAGACTGCTCCGTTGGCGATGCGGGAGAGAATTTCCCCCGGGTGTTCCGTAGGAAGGCTCATGAGTTTTCCTCCTTTGAGCGGTAAATGGTTTGCCCGTTATTGAATGATCGCGTCAATGGCTTCCGCGTACGTCTTGCCCGGGTGGGCCTTCATGTACTCGGTGGCCTGCGTGTCGATGTCCAAATCCGTGGTGGAGATGGACTCGAACTCGGCGAAGTTGGCCGGGATCTGGCCCGGATCAACCGACTTGGCCCGGTTTTCGGAGAAGTTGACCTTGGTCTTCTGCATGGTCTTCGGCAGTGCGGAGAGCCGTTTCTTCATCCGGTCGACGAGTTTTTCTGCGCCTTCGGCGTAGGTGATGACGCTGTCGGCCTTGTACAGGTCGGCAAACTCGGACATGAGACCGTCCTTTTGCGCGGCCAGCACCTGACCGCTGGCGATCAGGCCCTCAACGAATCCCTCGAATCCGGACTTGGCGGTCTCGAGGGCGAGTTTCTTCTGGCTCTCGCTAAAGGCCAGGCCGTCTTTGGCGCGCGCCTCTTTCTCCGCCGTGAGTTCGGTCTGGGTCGCCGCCAGGACCTTGCCCTGCTCGGCGAAATTGGTGGCCATGGTATTAAATTTTCCCGTCAGCTCCTCAAACTCCTTCTGGAGCTTTGCGACGATGTCTTTCATTTCTTCTTCCTCCTTTTCAGAGAACTGTTCATCTTGTTGGACCGAGTTTCTCTGGAGTGTGAGGGTATCGGTAAGCGTCTCGATCTCCCTGGAGGGAATGAGCTTATCGGTAACTTCCAATCCGAGTTTTTCAATCATAAAATCCCGCACGCGTTGGAGGATGCGCCCGATCACCGGCACCCTCCACTCGTCGGTCGTCCAGACCCATTCGGAAAACTCCTTGTCGGCCGCAAACTGCACGGCCGCCAGCCCCTTGACGGCAGGCGGGTTCGCCCCCAAGAGACCTATATGTCGAAGGAGACCGTCGGCGTACAGGGAGACGGACACTTTTTTGTAGTGCCCGGCTCGGTTAGCCTCCAGCACCTCCTTTGTAAGCTGTTTGATTCCGGCCAGCATCTTCTGGCCTTCCATTTTCAAGCGGTCGACCCAGCCGAAAGCGGGACCGTTTTCCTTCGGGTGCCCGATGACCAGGGGCGCCTCGTGGTCGGTCTGCTCGTTGTACTTGGCGACGATCGCCTTGAGGTCGTCCTCGGTATATTCCTTCTCTGAGCCGTTGGTCGCCGTGTGCTTGCCGGTCTTGAACACTTCGATCCAGTAGACCTGGTTGTCGGCGTGGTTGAACGCCGGCAGGTCGGGGTACTTCTTCCGGACCGCCGCCCATACCGCCTTCTCCTCAGTCTTGCCCTTCGACCGGGCCAGGGCGTTGGCGGCATGCGCCTGGTCGTGGATGGGGTAGCGCCGCTCCCTGGGGAACACGAACGCCGTTTCCGGCAGGGCGTCGCGCGCCGCGGTATCCAGTTCGGCAAAGTCCTTGTTGTCGAAGATCAGGTCGCTCACGATCCGGATCTCGTCGATATTCATGCCCTCATCCGAATAGTGCGAGAGGCAGCGGGCGGTGAACTCCAGTTTCGTCTCGTTCTGTTTGGGGTAAATCATTTCTTGTCACCTCCCGGTGTATTTTTGACCGCGTCAGGGTCGTCCTTCTTTGTGGCCCCCTGGGACTGGCGCACGCTGTCGGGGTCGGTCACCTCGAACTCGTCCTCGCGCAGAGAATAGTGGCGTTTGAAATAAATAGGCGTGAACCGGACTCCGGCCCGGGTGAGCGCCTCGTCGCGCTGGGCCCGGTCGACGTCGATCACGTGGGGGCGGTGGGCCATGATCGCCGGCCGCGGCTGGTTCATGTAACCGTTGCGGACCATGATCAGGTTGATGATGTCGGCGAATGTGCCCTGGATGATCTGGGTATCGGCCTCGCCGATGTCGTCCCGGACCCCCATGGCGCCCTTGACGGCGGCGTACGATCCCTTGTCCTTGGTGTCGGTAGACAGGGTGTGGCCCAGGATGGTCTTTGACATCTGGGAGTCCCAGAAGTCGACGTTGGTGCGGAACCCCTCGGAGATCCGGCCCTGGCCCTGGCCGGTCTCCATCAACTCGACGTCCTTGCCCTGGTTGACGACCACGACCGCGTCCTGGACGAGCTGGCGCAGGTCCTCGGCGAAATCATCCAGCGCCGTCTGGTCGGTCGACTCCATCTTTCCTTTGATCCAGGGGGTGCCGAAGCGTTCGAGAAAGTTCATCCAGAACTCGGTGCCGGCCCGCTTGAACACGACCGGCCAGAAGCACCGGCTGGCGGTCCCGCGCCCGTACGGGTTCTCGTAGGTGGGCTTCACCCGGGGGCAGACCAGGGTGAAGTCGTCCGGCATCGGTTCGCCGTCGACCGGGCTGGAATTCGACATGAAGCGGATCTCGGGGATCCCGTCGTCCCGGACAAACCACTGAAACCACTCGGGCGGTTTGGGGATCACACGCACCGGGAGCCACAGCCCGTACATGTAGTCCCAGACCAGCTCGGTGGGCTGGTAGCCGTAGAACGACACTTCGAGCAGGTTGTCGATGAGTTCGACCTTGGACAGGTCGCCGGTGTCGATCTTGCGTTCGATCAGGGAGAAAAACCACTTCTCAATGGCCTTGTAGACGCGGGCAGGACAGTCGTTCTGCTGGATCTCCCACTCGTTGGATGAGGTCTTGGCCTGCCGCGACTCCAGGCACGCCGTCAGGTGGGCGTCGGAGAGCAGTTGCCGATAAAGGACGATGCTGGCGTTGCGCTTGCGCAGCACCACATCGGGATTGGGGAGGCGCTGGGAAACGATATACCAGGCCTCGAGGTTGTTTTTGAAAGTGAATTTCTGTCGATTGGAGACGGCCATCTCACCTTCTCATCAGTGTCACCTCCGTCATAAATTTGGCTGCCTCCATGGAAGGGGCTTAAAAGGCAAAAACGTATATGTGTCAAGCGTATTTTTTAAGGGGGAAACAAATCGGACACTTAGGGCCTGTACCCGATGCGGTAACCGTCCAGCAACCCGGCAGTCTGACGCTGCAAAGCGGAGACCATCAGCCCGATGGGATTCTTGAGGATCATGTAGACGACCCCCTGGCTCATGGCGTCGACGTCGTCGACAAAACCGCTGGGGAAAGTGGCACAGACGTCGATGAAATCCGGCACCCACGGGGCGTTGCGCGTGAGGGGCAGAAACAGTTTGTGCGCCTCGTGCGTCGGCGAGATCTGCAGGGCCCGGGAGTACTTGTCGGCCACCGGCGTCACGGGGATGATCGGGATGGGCAGGACGGCCAGGTTCTGGATCAGCGACGTGCCAGAGGCCTTGTCCTCGATCAGCACCGCGTTGGCGCGGTACTGGTTGAACTTGAGGATCACCATCTTCTGGAGGTCCGGGAAAGTCACCCGCTCGCGCCAGCGGTCGAGGAGGTAGTAACCCTCGTCGGTCGCCCCCCAGGTATGGCACACCGAGAAGGCCGTCTTCGCCCCCGGCTTGAGGGCCGTGTCCCAGGTCTGGATCTTGAACCGGAAGGCCGGCGGGCGGGAATAGAACATCCAGTCCTTGCGCTTGAACAGGTTGCCCTCGGCCGGCGCCGGGCGCTGCTGGTAGAGGCCGGCCCACATCTGGCCGCCCAGGTTTGTCTGGATCCGGCCCAGCGCCTTCTCGTTGTAGCGCTCGGGGCACAGGGCCTCGCCCGTCTTGCGGCCCATGATGTCGGGTTCGGGAAACTCGCGCGAGGGCTCCTCGGCGATCGCCGGCAGCCGCACGTGGATCCAGTTCTCCTCGGGTTTCTCGGCGAGCAGCCAGCCGATCAGGTCGTCCATGTGCCAGCGGGTGTGCAGGATGATGATGGACGCCCCGGGCTCCTGCCGGGTGTAGAAGGTTGACTCGTACCAGTCGTGGATGCCCTCGCGGATAGTCTTGCTCATCGCCTCGGCCCAGTTCTTGTGCGGGTCGTCGATCAGGAGCAGCTGCCCGCCCTTCCCCGTGATGGGCCCACCGACTCCCGCCGTTGCCATCTGCCCGCCCTCGGTCGTGCCCCACAGGCTCGCGGCGCTGATCTCCTTGTCCAGGAGGGTCTTGTCGTATTTCCCCAGCATGTTGCGGGCCCGGCGCCCCCACTGCGCGGCGAAGTTAGCCTCGTAGGTCGCCAGGATCGCCGACTCGTCGGGCCAGTTGGCCAGAAACCAGGCCGGCACCCACTGGGAGAGGAACCAGCTCTTGCCGTGGCGCGGCGGGACTGACACCAGGATCCGGCCGTTGCCCCCGGCGATCGCGTACGCGATCAGGTTGGACAGGAATACCAGGTACGGGAAAGGGATCCACTTGCCGCCGGAGACGTGGTGGGCGAAGGTGTGGGGCAGGAGCCGCCAGGGCTCCTCACTGATCGGGGGTCGCGACACGCTTCTTGCTCTGCTCGATCAGCCGGTCCAGGGAGGCCTTATGCTCGGGTTTCAGCTTGAGCAGCTTGTTGTCGCCGAAAGCGGCGCTCAGGTCCTCCAGGGTCTTGCGCATGGCCGGGTCGGCCAGCAGGATCCGGGCCTCCTTGATGTTCACGATACTCCTGGGGTCGCTGGGCGTCGCCGGCTCTTTAGGCGGCCGGTTTAACCCCCGGTGGTTGAGCATCATCTCCAGGACCTGCGTCTTGGGGTGGAACTTGATCTTGGTCGTCGTGGTGGCCCCGGACTTGATGATGGAGACCTCCTGGATCGCCCGCTGCACCGGCTCGGGCAACTCCATCAGGTCTTTCGGCTCAATAGCGATTGCAGCGGTCTTGCCTTTGCCGGTCTTCTTGAGTTGCAGCGCCTTGCAGATATTCGAAAACCCGATGTACATCAGTTCCCGGATGATGTCCTCGTCCCGCAACTCGACCCGGTCGGCCAGTTCCGCCTCCAGGAGCTTGAGCGCCTCCTGAGTCCGCGGCTTGGCCAGGACGAGCTTGCCCTGCTGGAGGGCCTTGTCGTGCGGTTTGTACCCGGCGTCGATCGCGGCGCGCTTAGGATCATAGTTCTGGAGGTAGGAGAGGCAGAAAGCCATCTCCTTTTTCTGGAGGTTCAGTTCGGCGAGCCGCTTGCGGCGTTCAATCTGGTCCACAGGTCGGCTTTAACGGTGAAATAGTGATGTGTCAAGCGGACATTTTGGCCATTATTGGCTGTTTTTGGGGATAAGTGCGCGAAAATGTGGATCTTTTGGCAAAAAATCGTATATTTAGGGGAAAAATGCCGGTGCAATAATAGTCTTTTCCTATATATAGAAAATATAAATTAGTAAAAAATAATTATTCATATTCCATTATTACAACCATTATTATTATTATCACCATAAATTTATTACATAATCTTACAAACACAAATTATTATTACATCATTATTAATCATTAACACATTTTACTATGGCTGATCCGGAAAACAGAAGTGCTGTGGATGGTTATTTATATTTTCTATATATAGTACTCCAATTTTTTCCGAAAAATAGGGTCTCAAAGTCGAGGGGGCCCCCACCCTATCTCACTGGCGTGCGGATATTCAACCCCACCCCCATCGGCTTCGAGGCGCGCCCTCCTCGCGCCCGATGCACGGGCGCTCCGGGGGGCGCTTACTCCTTCGCAAGCATGCCCAGCATCACTTACGTAATATCAGCATCAGTCAGAGGTACATGCCCATCCTATCGGGCTCGCCTCGCTGCGCTCGTGCGTATGCTCGCCCTGCCTGTACGCCTGCATGTGCTGCGCATGCAGGCGCAACAGCTCAAAGGTACATCCCCCCCTGTCGCGCCGAGGGCGCTAAGGGCAGGATGATCATCCTACCGGGCTCGCTGCTCTGCCTTGCAGGCAGAGCCCTGCTTGCTCGCCCTGCTTGGGCACACGCATGTGCTGTGCATGCGTGTGCCCTTCAAAGGTACATGCCCTGTCGGCGGGACGCCTAAGGGCATGAGTTATATGCATAACCCGCCCACCCGCCCGGGTAAGGTACACCTGGCACACATCATGCAGCGCTTCGCTTGCATGATCTGCGCCAGGTACGCTGTCTTGGCACGCCCTGTGCAGAGCTACGCTCTATGCACAAGACGTGCCAAGACAGCATCAGAGCCCCCAAATCCGCGATCCGTAAGCATATAGGGTAGGATGGGCATGCCCCCCTCCTGCCCTGTCCTTTATAACTTTAGGTTATCTACCTCAAGCGCAACATCTCTTAATCATTAAGCATTAATCTCTTGCGTACGTGCATCCCATTCAACAGCGTATTACTTTAATTCATATGCTTCATCTCACATTCGAGGATTTTCTTTTTCCACTTTAATCAACAGTTCATTCACACATAGGAGGGAAGGGGGAGGTTTCCCCCTTCGCCCGAGCCGCAAGGGCGTCTCGGGCTACCCTCACAATCACAGCGCAAGCGCTGTGTTCATAGCCTTACAGGGGGCAAGCGGCCCCCTGTACCCCGCGATCGGGATGGTCTGAAGACCCCCCGTGCCCCCCTAAGGAAACTGACTCGTATGAAAACCGTCAGTCGGCGGCCCTGCGTTCGTTAAAACAGATTTCCGCGCTTACTTGGGCGGGCCGCACTTTGTGCCGGTTTTCAACAAGCCTTCCTGCGTTCCCGAGTGCAGACCCGCGCGCATCATCCTCGCTTCGCTGCGGTGTGCGGCGCCTCTCTCTCTCTTTGCACATCGCCCAAGATACCTGATCGGGGGAAAACGCAGAAGTAAAGAACTTGTTTTGGCTCCCCCCGCAAGCGGGTACCCCCCAAAAAAGTTCTTGACTTCTGCCCCCATCGATCATGTCCGGGGCGCGTGCAAGTTCAAGGACGTTGCAGATGGCGGCGTCAATCTCATTTGGGAGGTAAAGATAATGGTTATTTACACAAGCAATCTTAAATACACAGGCATGGATCGTCTAAACGTCAGCAGAGCTGGAAAGGACGTTGTTGGGCTTACGTTCGCGCCTAGCTGGGATCTCGTGAGGGATTGGAAGGCGGCTAAGGTGGATGAATCCGGGTATCGGAGCCGCTACATGGCTGAAATGCGCGCTTCCTACCGGAAGAATAAAGGTGCCTGGTTAAACATACTAAAGCGCGATGTGGTTACGTTCGTCTGCTTTGAGAAGGCTGGCGAGTTTTGTCACCGCCTCATTCTGGCGGCTATCTTCGAGAAACTCGGCGCGACTTACGCCGGGGAAAGATCCGTAGCTGTCAATAAATCGAATTTACCGAAAGGAGATCTCACATGTTAAGCAAAATCGCATTTGGCTTTTTCGTTCTTACGGCATTGTGCCTCTGGCTCCTCAATTCTATCGGCTGCACGCAGCCGATACCCTACGGGTATTCCGAGAAATACGGCTGGTTCACCATGCAAGACCAGCACACCATCGAGCAGATTCTCGCCGACGAAAAGCGGCTTGATGAAGCCGAGCTGGATGAGGACTACAGCGATCTCGAAGCCCTCGAAAATTCCCTCAAGGAGGTCAAATAACATGATATACGCACAACTCGCACCCTTCGGAACAATAACATGCGGCCCGGAGCAGCTCCCCAACCTGATCACGATCGGCTCACTCGACTCGGCGTTCGCC